ATAAATCGCTACTTGTAATGTTATGTGTCATTAATTATATTTATAATACTCTATTATTTTATAGATATAATATATTTATTTAAATACAAGATCTATAAGAAAAAGACTCGCCGCTATTTTCATTATATCTATCTATTCTAACGATATCTCCGTGCTTTAAACCTATCCATTTAGCAATAGGATCGTTTTGTAATATATTATGCATATGCATCTTACTGCGCGTCAGATACTCTTTCATAAAATCTTTTACTTCTTCGTCTGTAAGTTTAGTATGTTTAGGAACATATTCGTGTTTTGTCGGATTAAACATTAATTGTTGGGAACTAAAATATTGAAGATGTCCTCCGTTTTTTTGAAATATTTTATCGTATTTATTTAATTGAGATTTTACAGCAGTTGATATGGATTCATTATTGAATACTATAATTATATTATTTTTACCACCATATTTATTAGTAAACTCATTAATATTATCACCGTCCTTTAATTTTTCTTTTAATTCATTTATTATTATTTTTCTCAAATTTTTAGAAAGAGCATATAGAATAGTAGTTTTTAATGTTTGAACATTTATAACGGTTTTATCTGTTTCAAAATCTTCCTTATTTAAGGATAATAACATTTCTTTAAAAGATAAAACATCTTCTCCTCTATCTATAAGCATATCTTCAATATTCTTATTAATAATCTCAATATCCATATTGTTTTATAATATTTATCTTATTATTATATAATAATAAAAAAGTCAATTTTTATTATTATACTATTTGTCTTGCCTTATCAATTATTTTAGGGTCAATATAACTTTTTTTACATACATTAGTTGTATTATGTAATTCTTGCGAAGTTAATTCTATTGCTCGTTTAATAGGATTTTTTTCATTCTTACATTTATGTAAATATTTATTAAACAGATAATTAGCGTTCCACGTTCGCAAATCTTTTGTAGTTATGTTGACTTTTAATTTATCCATTAAATAACTATTTACATCATCGGCATTTATACGTCTATTATTATATTTAAATATATAGTCTTTTGCATTTTTATGATTAATATCATTTATTTTTTTAAATAAATATTCATATATATATTTATTTTTACATATAGCCTCATTACGTACACCTTTTTTACCTATAAAATCAAATAATATACAATTGTCGCCATTGTCCTGAATTAGTTTAATATGTGAATAATTGAGAGTAGTTATTCCATAAGATTTATTTTGTTTTTCATATATTTTATTACCTATTCTAAAACCGCATGTTAATATCAATGTTATTATAATAGCGATAATTTTATTTTTTTCATCGGACGATTTTAAATCCGTCGATACATGTTTTTTAATCTTAATAAAATATTTATCATAACGCTCTATTTTATCATATTTTTTTTCATTTTGTTTTTCAATATATTTTGTATTGTATACAATCTGTTTTCTCCCCTTGCTATCATATCCATATGCTACTATTTTTTTATTATTTAATATAACTACATTATTGTAACATGGAGGAATTTTTAATTTTTTTATATTAGTTATTTTTATATCATCTATAATCTCTTCATTATTATAATTGTAATATTTAAACCCTGTTAAGTATGTTCCTACCCTTTTTATTTTCATATGTTTATTTATTGTAAATAAATTATAATTATGCTCTTATAAAATGATATAAACATATAATTATATATGTATTCATAAAGTGAATATAATGGCGTCAAAAAAAGCGACTCAAGTACCTCTTCCATCACCGGCGACTGAAACAAAACAAGCACCTAAAAAGCAAGTTGCTACTAAATTGCCTTTGGCGACAGCAACACCTGCGGGAACAGTAGTACCCTCAGTACCCTCAGTACCCACAGAATCAGTTGTTACTCCTGTATCTCTAAGTGTTCCTATTATGAAAACCGAAGGTGAAGCGGTAGGTGTTGAACCGTCGCAAGTTAAAGATAATGCGGTTTCTGTAATTATTGAGAAAGTTAATACATTATTTGTTAATTTCAAAGAAGTTCAAAATCTTCTAAAAGTTTTGAGCAAAGATTATGAGAAACAACAGAAGATAATTGAGAAGGCGCAGAAAAAACGACAGAATGCTAAAAATTCACCGTCGGGTTTTGCCAAACCTAACAAAATATCAGATGAACTATGTGATTTCATCGGAGTTCCTCATGGAACTGAGAAATCGCGAACTGATATTACCAGATTTATCAACTCGTATGTTAAAGAGCATAATCTAAATAAACCTGAAAATAAGCGCTTCATTCTTCCTGATGATAAACTTAAGAAAATCCTAAACGTAGGAGATAAAGAAGATATCAATTATTTCATTCTACAAAAACTAATTTCTCATCATTTTCCTCCATCAGCAAGTAAACTCGCAGCATCTGTTTGATAAATAAACATTATCATTTATTTTTTTACATATTATAATAAATAATAAAAATTGATATAAATATATAGTATCATATATACTATATATACGATGGAAACTCCTAATGTTAGAAGTGTTTTAACAAAAACTGCGAATGACGGAAATGCTTTAAAAACAACAGGGAGTTATATTGTAGATTATTTTATGTTGTTTGTAAGAGATTTGGATATTAAAGTAAGTAATAAGTATCTAGAAAAATGTTGGGAAGAAAACCCTAAAAAAACTGTGGCGATTATTTTTAATGGTCGTGATAGATTAAAGGGAAAAAAAGAGAAGAAGATTGCTAATGATGCTATGATTTGGTTGCGTAAAAATAAATTAAACACATATATGTATAATATTAATAATTATATTGAAAAATATGGTTGTTGGAAAGATTTACATTATATAAGTTATAAATTGAAAAGCATAGAACATAAATTTGAATTAAATATTATTGCTCAAAAATTAATTCATGATAAGATGAATTTGGAAAATAATCTACCAATTTCTCTATGTGCTAAATGGGCTCCAAGTGAAAATGATAAGTATGACAAAAGAAGACAATATGCAAAGAAAGTTGCTTCATTTATCTACGGAAGTAAAGATATGGGTAAGATGGAAAAATATAGGAAGGATTATTTAGTACCTTTGAGGAAAAAGATAGATATTGTTGAAGCGAATATGTGTGAAAATAAATGGGAAACTATTAAATATGAAAATGTTCCAGGAGTTGCTTCAAATAGATTGAAGAAGGCTTTTATTAATCATGATAAAGAAAGATATAGTAAATATCTTGAAGATGTACGTAATAATGTAAAAAAAATTAATGTAGCAGGCATTCTTCCTCACGAATTGATAGGTGTTTATATTAAAGAGTTGGATAAAATCGATAATAATGAACTCTGTCAAACAACAGAGATGCAATGGAGAACAATTGTAGAGAATGTTAAAAAGTCAGGAAATTTTGATAATGCTATTTCTATAGTTGATGTATCAGGTTCTATGTTTAATGCTAAAAATGGAAGTATTCCGGCACAAGTAGCCATCGCACTAGGTATTATTACATCATTGTGTTGTAAGGGAAATTTTGCTAATAAAATTATTACATTTAGTGAAGAACCGCAACTTGTAGATTTGATTAGTTATGTAAATAAAGATAATGAGGACAAAGTCATTCCTACTCTTCATGAATGTATTAAAAACATAATGAAAATTAATTTTGGATATAGTACTGATTTTGTAAAATGTAATGAGGAAATTATTAACTACGCTATTAAATACAACGTTACACAAGATAAAATGCCATCAAAACTATTTGTATTTACAGATATGCAATTTAACAATGCGAATGCGAATGCTAATAATCTGGATACTGTTTATAAAAGTATTGTTAAACTATATAATAAAAATAATTATAAAGCACCCAAGTTTATATTTTGGAATCTTAATTCAGACAGCAATGAAATTTTCCCTGTTAATTGCGATACCGAAGGGACTGCTATTGTATCGGGATTTTCAGAACAACTTCTAAAAATATTTATGAATTACGATGAATTTAAACCAGAGTTTATTGTTAATGAAATTCTCGAACCTTATCTAAATGATATTATTATCAGCGACGATTAAGTTATATGATAATTTATTATTTATAATATAAAAATAGATTTATTTTTTTAGTTTTATAAAATATATTAATCTTTAATATGCTACCCGCAAATTGTTAGGTATTTGCAAGGCTATTATGAACTCAAAAAGTTGAGTGAAATAAATAAGTTGTCTAATATATTTGTTAAAAAAGAGACAAATTTAAAAAGTATAGTCTGAGATAAAAGAAATAAGTATAATTGTGATATCTTAAAATCTTATTTAATTCAAAAAGTTAGTTATGAGATTAATAATAATTATAAGAAAATACTAAATAAGGTTAGGAAAAGTATAAACAACTACAAAAGTCTTACAGATAAAGAATTTTTGTATATGAGATATAAAATAAATGCGTATAAATATACCAATTCAATGAATAAAGGATGCTTGCCTTATTTGTAAGATATTATTTCATATTATTTTAATGAAAAAAATAAAAATAATTGGTCAAATAACGATATTCATAAGACATCAATACAAATATCAAAAATTTTATATAATATAATATTATCTATTGATAATAATTATAAATTAAAAAACGAAAAAATTGTACTGTGGCTATCATAGATATCATAGATATCGTAGATATCATAGATATCATATTTAATTAGAATAAGCAAGGCCACCCATGCCAGATAATATACGTAGAACGTTATAGTTAACAGCAAATATATATATAGTTCCCGCCATTTTAGAAGATAGAGATAGAACAGCGGTATCAATACGAGACATATTTAAAGTGCCACTTGGTTGATGTTCTTCAGGTTTTAGAGCAAACGAATAAACATTGATGCCCTTGTGGTACATGTCAGGAGTATTTTCATGATGTTCATAAGGTTGAACAAGAGAGAAATATTCGCCTTGTCTTGTTGCGAAACGATCATTGCCGTTAAGCATTATTTTTGCTTGCATTACGGGATTGCTAGAAACTATATAGTTGTTGAAGGTAACATCAGTGCCTGCTCCAGCATTTTCATCTTTTTCTGCGGTAGAAAAGTTATTCCAATATACAGATGATTGGTCAGATCTTTTGATAGCCCATATGAGTTCTTTGCAGGGATGATTGAAATTCATACGCATGCTTTTCATTGAATCCGCGTTAGCACCCGAAGAAGTTATAGTATCAGTTCCAGTAAATTGTAATTGCTCAATTAAATATTCGTGGGATAATTGGGCGAATCTTCGGCGTTCATCGGTATCTAAGAATATATAATCAACCCATAAGGTAGGTTCGTCTAATGTTAAAGTTTTATCAAAATTAGCAGTTACATTTGCTGAACCATCAGCAACATCATTTTCAATACAATAGTTGGTAGTACTAACATCGCATAAATTATCCGCAGTTTCATATTCAATATTAATTTTAACTTCATGATATTGTAATGCGATTAAAGGGAGAGCGAGACCAACATTGCGACAAAACCAGAATTCTAAAGGTACATATAATTCATAAGAGTTATTGGTAGTGTGTGCTAATTGTGTGCAGCAATTTTCTTTATTAGCACCAATCATTTTATAATAGCCTTCGCGTTTGCCATAGGGTAGCGAAAGTTCATTCCATATATAAAGCCACTCAGAATAATGTTTATCTATACGTTGTCCACCGATTTCTAATTCAACAGTTTTTAATAATTTTTGTCCAACATTAGGAACTAAGGCTACTTTTTTGCTACCAGAAGTGTTTTTTAATTTTCCGTAAAAATATACTCTGTGTATTAAATCGCCATTGCGAGTTATTTGATAAGTTGCGCGAGAACCTAGAGAATTACTTCCCGATGCTGTTTGTTGAATGGCTTCAATAGCGAAGTTAGTATGACGACGATAAACTACTTTGAAAAAGGTAATTTGAGGATTACCAGTTAAATAAACATCCTGAGCACCATAAGCAACTAATTGAAGAAGACCACCACCCATTTACGCTATATTCTTTATACTATTAGAGGAGAAAAAAAAAAGAAACATTATAGCAATTTAACAACATATATAAATAATATAATTTAATTTGAATATGCTAAACCACCCATACCCGAAAGTATGCGAAGAACGTTATAATTTACAGCATATACATGAAGATTTTTCGAGCCAGTCATACTCGAGGTAACATCTAAATTGAGAACAGCGGTATCAATACGAGACATGTTAAGAGTGCCACTAGGTTGATGTTCTTCAGGTTTTAGAGCGAATGAATAAACGTTAATACCCGAATTTGAAGGTATATTTTCGTGGTGCTGAAACGGTTGTATTAAATTAAAATAAGAGCCAGGTCTTGCGGAGAAACGGTCATTTCCATTTAATACGAGTTTAGCAGTTTTTATAGGATTGGTAGAAGTTATTGCACTTGTCTCTTTGAATAATTCCGAATTACCTGCGGCATATCCATTAGTACCTGTTGAATAGTTAACCCAGTTATTATTAATAGTTGCTTTAGTGGCTGAGTGGCTTGAAGCACAGAACCATACTAATTCTTTGCAGGGGTGATTGAAAGAAAGTTTAGGTTTTATGCTAGTAGCAGAATCATTAATACTTTCGGTTCCAGTGAATTGTAATTGTTCTATTAAATATTCGTGAGATAATTGAGCGAATCTTCGGCGTTCATCGGTATCTAAGAATATATAATCGACCCACAAAGTAGTTGAAGTTAAATCAGTAAGTTCACCTGTATTACCACGACAGTTTTCTTTAGTTTCAAATAAAATGTTTATTTTTACTTCATGATATTGTAAGGCGATTAAAGGGAGAGCAAGGCCAACATTACGGCAGAACCAGAACTCCAAAGGGATATATAGATTAGCATTAGTTAAAGATGCTAGTTTATCATTAGCACCAACCATTTTTTTATAGGCATCTTTCTTTGAAACGGGTAAAGAAAGTTCATTCCATACATACATCCAATGAGAATAATGTTTATCTATTTTTTGACCACCTATTTCAATTTCTACATAATTTATTAAACGAAGACCAAAATAAGGACATACATTATTTCCAGATGAATAATTAACAACCGCTAAATATACACGATGTATTAAATCGCCATTTCTTGATATTTGGCAAGTTACGCGATTGCCAAAATTGGGAGTTCCGTTAAAAGTTTGTTGAATGGCTTCAATAGCGAAGTTAGTATGACGACGATAAACTACTTTGAAAAAGGTAATTTGAGGATTACCAGTTAAATAAACATCCTGAGCACCATAAGCAACTAATTGAAGAAGACCACCACCCATTTACGCTATATTCTTTATACTATTAGAGGAGAAAAAAAAAAGGGAAATATATAACACAAATTATTATAATTATTATTTTTTTAATTGGAATAAGCAAG